CAAGCGCGGCGAGCAGTTCGACATCTCGTGGGAAGCCCTGATCAACGATGGTATGGGCGCCTTCGATGATGTCGCTGAGGACTACGCAAAGATGGCGATCAACACCGATCACGCGGAAGTCACCGGGCTGATCGCTGCGGCTACGGGTCCCAACACCAACCTGTTCGGCGCCCCGATCGCAGACGTTGACGGTGTGAACGTGACCAACCTCGGCGCGTTGGCCCTCACGCCGGCGAACTTGCAGACGACGCTAGGCCTCATGGCGGCTCAGACCGACGTGAACGGGCGCCCTCTCGTGATCAGCGGACTGCACCTCGTGGTGCCGTGGCAGCTTGAGGACACGGCGTGGCAGATCTGTACCTCGACGCAGCTCCAGTATGCAGACGGAGCCGGTGGCGCGGTTCTCCCTTACGGGACGACCAGCCCCATCCCGCGTCACGGCATCCAGATCCACGTTGACCCGTGGCTTGCTCAGATCGACACGAGCGGCAACGTGGCAACGACGTGGTATCTGTTCGCCGATCCAGGCCAGGGCTACGCAATTGGCCTCGATCATCTGCGCGGCCATGAGGGACCGGAGATCTGCATGAAGGCTTCGGACAAGATGGCAGTCGGTGGCGGCATCATCTCGCCGTTCGATGGCGACTTCGCGACGGACAACGTCTTGTACCGCTGCCGTGTTGTGCTGGGCGGCTGCTACCTCGATCCGAGGTTCGCATACGCTCAGGTGGGATAGACGCTCAACGGCGTTGACCAACGGCCGCTCGCACCCCGTCGCTTCGGCGGCGGGGGCGGGGGGTCCCCATAGGAGGCAGCATGGCGTTCACGTTCGATCCAGCAACCGACCGAGGCACCGTTCGACTGCTCATCGCTGATGATGTCGAGCAGTACGACGGCGAGGACGTGTACCACTTCACGGATGAGAAGATCGACCGCTTCTTGACGGTTGCTGAGAACATGCGCGGGGATACCGTGTTCAACGCGGCGTCGCTCGCACTCGAGGCGTGGGCGTCGAACGAACTGGCGGTGCTCAAGGTCGCGACACAGCTCGACACACAGACAGACGGAGCAAGCGTGTCGCGTGAGATGCGAATGAGGGCGAAGGAATACCGAGCGATCGCGGCCGAGGCTGACGACGATGCCGGATTCGTGATCGCTGAGATGTACGTGGGCGAGTTCTCGTGGCGAGAACAAGTACTCAACAAGGCGATCAACGATGCCTAGACCGATGTTCGATCCGAGGAGAGCAGACCGGCTCGCGTCGTTCTTCCAGTCAACGTGTGACATCGAGGAAACGACGCAGACACGGAACGCTGACGGCGAGGTTCAGGACGCATGGGCGGTGGCAACGGGGCTGGATGACATCGCCTGTCAGGTCGCGCCGAATGGCGGGGTTGAGGTCAAGTTGCCGGATCAGACGTACGTGGTGAGCAACTACACGATCCTGCTGCGAGGCGCGTACTCGTTGACCGAGAAGAACCGTTGCGTGGTGAGTGGGCCGAGCGCGGGGACGTACGACATCCTGCTCGTGCAGTCGGGTAGTCAAGACGAGTTCACGAGACTGCTTGTGAGGAAGGTGACATGATGGCACAGGACCACGTGATAGGCGGCAATCGGATTCTGGTTGACGCTTCGACTCATGCGTTGCTCGTGATCGGATACGAGCATCACGAGATCCACGACGGGCGAGGCTACGTGATCGGGACGTACGACGCAGATCTCGACACAGACGACGAGCTGATCATCGCGTTCAAGACACCGGACACGCTGCGGTATCTGCACGTCCTCGTTGATGTAGAGAACACCGTGGCCGGGCTGTTTGAGATCCTTGAAGGCGCAACGATCACCAACGGCACCGGATCGGATCTACAGTCCTTCAACGCGAATCGGAACAGCTCGAACGTGAGCGGCATCCTCAACATCGAGGCTTCGCCCACAGCTGGGAAGGCGAGCAAGAACCCGACGATCACCGATGATGGGACAGCGATCTGGCAGGAGATCCTTGGAGCGACCAAGCAGCAAGGCGCTCTATCGTCGGGCGGTGGGCGACACGAGTTCGTCCTTGCTCCCAACACGATCTATGCGTTCCGACTGACAGGCAACGCAGACAACGGGATCGCGTCGATCGACCTTTCGTGGTACGAACACATCGACAAGGAGTAGGCCGTGTTCACGCTTGAGGTTCGGGGTGTCAAAGAGCTGCAAGCTGCGTTCGACGCGATCAAGGCCGACATGTACGAAGGGCTGGCGGCGGCACTCCTCGCGGGAGCGATGCCGGTCAACAACGCGGCGAAGACGTTGGCCCCGTACAAGACCGGGAACCTGATGCGGTCCTATCATGTTGGCCTCGATGACCGAGACATCACAGCCCCGCAGAACGACGCCGAGGCGGCGCCGAGAATGACGCCAGCAGAACCGGGCGCGGTGCGCGAGATGGCGCGACGGCTCAGGGAGCGCGGGATCGTTCGTGTTCTCGTCGGGACCGATGTTGAGTATGCACCCGTGCAGGAGTTCCTAAACAAGCCGCACCTTCGACCGGCGCTCGAACAGAACCGGGGAGAGGTGCAGCAGGAAGTCAACCGAGCGATCGCGCAAGTGATCAAGAAGGCGGCGAGAGCGTGAACACGTGGGAGACAGCGTTAGTCTATCTGCTGGAGAACGACGTAGACGTGGCTGCAATCGTTGGGGACCGCGTGTACGACGAGTTGCCGCAGACGCCGTCGCTCCCGGCGATCACGTACAAAGAGATCTCGACGGACATCGACGCGAACGTTGACTATGCGAAGACGCGCGTCCAGGTGACATCATGGGCCGCGACTCGAAGTGCGGCGAAGGAGTTGGCGAAGACGATCCGCTATGCGTTGCAGCGGTATCGTGGCACGGTCGTGAGTGTGAAGATCGAAGGGATCACGTTCGTGTTCAGCACGCACGTTCGAGATCCAGAAACGGGGTATCACACGATGCCCACGGACTACAGAATCAACTACTGGGAGGAATGAGATGGCCTACAAGGAACAGACGACCGTGCAGGACACCGATGCGATCCGCATCGGTTCGGTCAAGTGGGAGATCGGTCCCAACATCGCGGGGCTGGTCGATGTCGGAGCGTTGAGAGGTGCCAGCTTCAAGGAGAACTTCTCAAACATCACGATCAAGAGCGACAACGCAGGAACGATCTCGGAAGGGATCGAAGACCATCACGTGATCCTCTCCGGTGAGCTGATGGAGATCGACCTCGACGTATTGGAGATCGTGTACGCGGGACTCGGCACACGCACAACGGTGGCCGCGGCCCCTGTCTCGATCACAGACGAAGAAGTGACGCTCAACGATCAGGACCTCGCCGTGTTCACCTATCGCAACGGCGACAAGTCAGAGGTGGATTCGATCGTGGTCGCTGATGCAGCGACTCCGACCATCACGTACGTGCGGGGCTGCGACTACGTCGTGGTGACTCGCGCCGATGGCTACACAGGAATCGCTCGCGCAGATGCGACGGCGATCGACTCGGACATCGACATCTCAGCCGACACGACGGACGACTCCTTCAACTGCGCCGGGAGCGACTTCGCAACGATCCTCGCGCCGGGAGATCACATCACCGTGTCGGGGTTCACCGAGGCGGCCAATAACGGGGTCTTCACGGTAGTCACCGCAACCAACGCCAAGATCACAGTCAGCGAGAACCTGACGACAGAGATCGCCGGGGATGCTGTTGTTATCACGCGCGGCGGGATTGCCGATGGCGCGACTGTGTACGTGGACTACGACTACACGCCGCTGGCGAGCCAGAGCTACACGACGGGCGGCAAGAACACGTTGACCGATCGTGTGATGCGGTTCACCAACGAGAACGTCGATGGTCAAGTGTGGCGTATGACGGTCTACAAGGCGACGATCCAAGACGGCCTAGATCTGAAATTCCCCGCCGACGACGATCGTGAGCCTCTGCGCTGCCCGATCAGCATCAAGGGCGTGTTGGACGACTCGAGGACGAGCGGCGACCAGCTGTTCGCCATCTACGACGAGCAGGACGCGAGCTAGGAGGGTTTCATGGTCGAGAAGGGAACCGATGGGGTCTATGACTTCGATGCGCTGGTCGTTGAGCCGCGATGGGCAAGAGTAGGCGGCGAGAAGGTGGACGTGTCGATCATGCCGGTTGCCGTGCAGATGGAGCTTGCCAAGTTCTCAGGCAGAAGCAAGGAAGAGATCATCCAAGCGTCTATCGATGATCCCGCCGGCGAGCTGCACAAGACGCTGAGCATGGTGTCTCGCGTGTGTCTGCAAAGCAATCCGAAGTTCACCGTGGACTTCCTGATGGAACACCTCGACCACGCTCGACTCGTGGCGTTCGCTCAGTTCGTCCTGTTCCCGTTCGAGGCGAAGGCAGCAGAAATCGCCGAGAGCATCGAGGACGATGATTCGGGAAACGGGGATCCGGCCGAGTAGCAATACCGCTCGGCCGGGTCGCTGCCGAGGTCACGCAGTTGTACGGATGGGAGCCGCGCGTCGTCCTCTGGACGATGAACGCGGAGCAAGCCATCTGGTGGTGGCAGACCGGATGGACGACTCACTGGCGAAAGACAGGAGCTCTCCCGTTCATGGATGAGGAGCCGACGCAAGAGGATGAGGGCGTGGATCGGGCAGCGATCAGGCGCAAGTACGGCGGCGGGAACGTGAGGAGATAGCATGCCCCTCGGGAACACGAGCGCAGTCGGCAATCTGGTAGTCGCCCTCCTCGGTGACATCTCTAAGTTCGACAAGACGATGGCAACCGCTGATAAGCGGGTCGCGTCGTTCGGCAAGGGGATGGAGCAGCTTGGCACGAAGGTGTCGAAGGCTGGGCAGAAGATGAGCCTAGCGATCACCGCTCCGCTCGTCGCTATCGGCACGCTCTCGGTCCAGGCGGCAAACGAATCGGCGCGCTTGCAGACCGCGCTCGAAGGGCTGGCCGGTGGTGCAGAGGGCGCGGCTGAGTACATCGACAAGATCAACGAAGTGTCGCTCGGAACGATCTCGAACCTTGACGCGATGGCAGTCACGACGAAGGCCCTCACGTTGGGAGTCGTGGACAACGCAGACGCGATGGCGCAGCTGGTCGAGGTCGCGATCACGCTCGGCCGTGCGCAAGGACTGAGCGCGACGAAGGCGGTCGATGATCTCACGACGGCGCTCGGTCGGCAGTCGCCGATGATCCTCGACAACCTCGGAATCAGCCTCAAGCTCTCCGACGCTTACACCTACTATGCCGAGAAGTTGGGCAAGACTGCGGACAAGCTGACCGACGCCGAGAAGAAGCAAGCCTTCCTCAATGCTGCGCTCGACAAGGGAACCGAGATCGCTGCGCAGATGGGCGGCATCCAAGACGACAACGCCGCCGCGACGGAACAGCTGGCCGCGTCGATGAACAACCTGAGGGTCGCCGTTGGCACAACGCTGTCCGACGTTCTCGTGCCCGTGATCAAGGACATCTCCGAAGCCCTCGTGCGATGGAAAGAGGCATGGGACGAGTTCCCCGAGGAGAAGCAGCAACGCATCATCAAGATCCTCATGGGGATCGCGGCGGTTGGTCCTGCGGCGGTAGTCCTCGGCTCGATTGCGAGCGGCATCGGCAAGGTGACGACGGCGGTCAATCTACTGTGGGCATCGAACCCGGCAGGAGTGCTTGCGATCCTGCTTGGGCTTGCTGCTGCTGCCGGACCTCACATCGCAGACTGGTACCAGTCGATCAGCAACGCTATCCAAGATCTGATCAAGGGGCAGAGCGAAGCCGCGAACGTCACCGAGGCGATCGTTCGCTTGATGCGTGACAACATGGCAGAGATGAGCGGGGTCGTGGGCGACTACCTCGACACTCTCGACCTCCAATCGGACGAGGCTTATGCGGGTGCCGCCGCAGCCATCGCGGAGATCTTTGCTGCCTCTCAGGCTGCTGAGAGTGAGCTTGTGGCCGGGACGATGCGCTTTGATGAGGCTCTGCTGAGCTTTGAGAACGCGGTTGATCAGATCCTTGCCGATCACAACCTGATGAACGGCGAGGTGCAGGGCGCCTACCAAGAGATCAGAGCCGCCGCCATCGCGTTCTGGCGCGATGCGTCGAACGTAGCGGCAACAGAAGCGCGGGAGATCGTTGCGGCGACCGGACTGATGGTTGACTGGCTCACTCGATTCGGAGAGGCGGGAGAGCAAGCAGGTGATGAAGTCGAGGAGAGCTTGGTTGGGATCGGCATAGGCTTCGATGATCTGCTTGGAGATGCGGAGTCTCTTACCGGCGCCACTCAAGCGATGTGGGGCGAGTTCGTCAAGCTCGCGGAGCAGCTGCGCACCTCACGAGCGGGAACCATCGAGTACGCCGAAGCGGTGAGCGGCCTTCGATCGCTGTACGCGCAGCTGATCGCGGCGACGAAGATCCTCGACAGCGAAGATCAGGACCTCGCCACCAGCATCAAGAATCTGGAATTGGCGTTCGGTGCGTTGGGGATCCAGCTTGAGGAAACGACCGCGAAGGCCGAAGTGTGGGGAACGACGTATCGAGACACGATCGCGTCGAGCCTGTCGAGCATCGTGTGGGAGATCCTTGACCATCACAACACGGTCGAACGCATGGAGCAGGAGCACGAAGATCGCATGGAGGACATCCGCGAAGCGGGACGGCGCAAGCTCGAAGACATGCAGGAGAGCTACGACAACCGCATCGAGGACGAGAATCGAGCGCACGCGCAGAACAAGGAAGACATCGAGCGGTGGTACTGGAAGGCGGTCGAGGACGGGCAAGCGAACACGCAGGAGAAGAAGGCCGCGCTCGACGCCGAGTATCAGGAGAAGATGGCCGATGCCCTGTTCAACCACAACCGCCGCCTATCCGACATTGAGTTCGAGTACGCGCGGGACGTAGAGCAAGCACGCGACGACATCGAACAGGCGAAGCAAGACGAGATCGATGCGTACGACGAAGCGCAGATCGAGATCAACGAGATCGTAGAGCAAGGCTTCAAGGACATGGTGAACTCGATCGTCCAATCGGGCATCGACACGGCGATCCAGAACGTGATCGACGGTCTGTGGGATATGGCGTTCGAGGCAGAGAACGCGGTCGATGCGACGAACACTGCGCTCGGAGGGATCAACCTTGGACCGCTCGCAGCGTTCGCAGCGGTCCTCGGATTCGGATCGACCGACCCCGAGAAGACGCACAAGTTCGGGCAGGATCTTGACGACTTCCTGCGGCGGATCTTCGGCATCGCGCAGAACCCGTATGCAGACGGCAACGTGGTGAGGGTGCCGAGCTACGCAGCGGGAGGAATCGTCCCCGGCCCGTACGGCAAGCCTCAAGCGGCGATCGTGCATGGTGGCGAGCCGTGGGGAGCTGCCGGGTTCGCAGAGGCGATGGACTATGAGCGATTGGGCAACGTGGTTGCGGCAGGAGTGATCGACGGGCTGAGCGAGATGCAGAACGATACCGGGGCGGTCGGCAAGATCCCGAGTGGCGATGCGCTCGCTCGTGCGCTCTGGCCGTTCTTCGTAGCTGAGAACCAACGCCGAGGCGGGGGAGGGCTGAACTGATGAACGGTCGTTGGTGGCTCGGTGAGGCTGGCTCTGAGGTGCTGTTCGAGACAGGCTGGACCGCGATGAACGAAGGCGAGTTTGAGATCTCGCGGGAGGGGCGCGTTGCGAACGGAGATCTCGTGGTGGACAAGATCGCCACGAAGAAGCGGTGGACGATCACCTACGCGGTGATGACACAGGATACACTTGACGCGCTGATGACGGCCTACAATCTGGGCGACACGTTGAGCCTGATCATCGAGCGAGCGGATCTCACGACCGACACGTACACGGTGAAGTTCCGCCCGTTCTCGAGGACGAGGCTTACAGTGATCGACACGTGGCTCTGGAAGGGAGCGACGTTCGTACTTGAGGAGGTCTGACCATGAGTGATGAGATGGAGCTGGCAGGTAGCGCACCGGGGAACATCTCGGTGAAGGGCAAGGCGCGGGTATCGATCAGCGCGAGAGTTCTTGAGTACGAAGGCGGTCCCGTGATCGAGGATCTTGGAGTGATCGTCGGCAAGAGAACCAAGCAAGCAGGACGCGAAACCGAGAAGAAGCTGAAGCGGCTCAGAGAGCTGAAAGCTGCGAACGAGAAGGAGTTGAACAATGGCTGACACCGTAATGATCGTTGACACCGGATTGGAGATCACCGTCGATGCGCTGCTTGCGCTCGGTGCTTCCGCTCCTGCTTATATCCAATGGGGAGTAGGTACGACAGCACCCGCAGTCGGCAACACGGGGATCGAGGACACCACGAACGCAACGGAGAGCCGCACTACGGGCACGGACTCAAAGCAGAACGGCGACTCAACAGGCGACACCTACCGCGTGGTCGGCACGATCACGAAGACGGGCAGTGGTGCGACGATCGCCGAAGTCGTGTTGATGGACGGCGCCGGATCGGGGAACCCTCCAACGGGAGACACCTGCTTCCTGCGAGCTACGTTCTCAGGCATCGCATTGTCGGTGGGCAACGCGATCGAATTCACCATCGACACGAAGTACGCACAAGGATAGCCGATGGGACCGGCGCGGCGGTCGCTCGATCGTCGCGCATGACAAGGAGGGCCGATGGCTATTAAGGTGGTTCGTGCGAAGCGTGACCGTGAACTGAGCAAGGCGCAGCTCGCCAAGCGCGAGACTCTGCGCCGCCGCCACGAGGTAGACGCTCAGATCGTCAACATGATCCAGAAGGAAGAGGAAGATCCGGCGACGTTCAACGTCGAGCGGTTGCTGACTCATCCGGCAGGACTCATGGGCAAGGGATCGGCTGGGCATCTACACGCTGACCGAGGACAAGAGGAGCGGTGGATCCGCAACCGCTACTGCGTTCTCAAAGAGCGATTCGAGAAGGGCGAAGAGTTCAAGGCTCTCGATGATGAGATCGCCAAGATGATCCGCGACGGCGACGATCAGGAGCGCATCAACCTCAGATCTGAGATAAGGCTGCGAGCTGCTGAGTCGAAAGCCGGAACGCACGGCGAAAGCGCAAAGCGATTCCACCGAGGGCGAGCGCACAAGGATCTCTCCGAACTCAAGTTCCAAGAAGAGGGCGTAGTCGAGGGGTTCCTGTTCGAGGTATCGCACGAAGAACTGATCGAGGAGCATCTAGCGAACGTGGTGCAGTACGTCGAACAGATCAACGCCGAGGCCGCAGAGCTGGGACTGTCTCAGCGAGTCGTGATCGAGGAGTAGCATGGGTGCAGCGTTCATCCGGGTTGCCGAGCAAGATGTAACTCCTGGATCGGCTGGGAGCTATGTGGATTGCGATGTGAGTTCCTACATAGGCGGAGATGCTGTTGGTGTGTGGCTGAGCTTGCATCCAACAAGCAACACGGCGTCGTACGATGTTCGGAGTAACGGCTCTACGTCTACGTTGTACTATGGAAGCTACGGCAGTCGCGCAGTATGGTCTTTGTTCACAGGCGTGGATGCCAGCGGCATCTTCGAGGCAAAGATCAGCAGCACATCATACTTCACAATCAATCTCCTCGGCTACGCGGATGATCCCGTAACGATGTTCACGAACCGCGTGCAGCATGATCCTTCGGGGACTGGATCGTATGTAGACACTGATGTCAGCAGCGATTGTCCAGATGGCGTGATGTGTTTGCTGTCCATCATCCACGACGACTCGGCGGGGTACACCTTCACGCGGAAGAATGGTTCATCGGATGATCGGTTCCTCACTGCGGGATCGGTCTCATACGGGAGGAACAGAGGGAAGCTCGTGGGTCTAGACGGCTCTCAGATCTTCGAGCAGAAAGCTTCAGAGTCATACACCGAAACGTATGTAGAAGGATACTACGACGGGGAAAACGTGACGATGAATACCAACGCCGCGAACCGATCTCTTGGCACTCTCGCAGCGTGGACAGATCTCACAGCAGCATCGGCGGATGCCAAAGCGGCGTTCTACGAGATCCTTTCCTCTTCTCTGCTCAATGGCGGGATCAGGAAGAACGGGACAGCGGACGATCCGTACTGGGATGTCTACTCCAAGACGGCGAGGTATGCAATCGTAGAGACAGATGACAGCGGTGTGGTCGAGGGCAAGATCGAACACTATGCTGTTGACTTCTACGAGTTAGGATGGGGAGAACAAGAGCCAGACACCGACAAGTCTCTCAGTGGTGTGGTTGATGTCACAGGAACGATTGGGCGGACGATCTTCAAGGAACTGAGCGCGACGGTTGACGTAACCGGCGGGATCGATCGCACCATTGGCAAGGGACTCGATACGGCCATCGATACAACGGCTGAGATCTCGAACCGCGACATCGCGAAGGGGATCAGCGGAGTGGTCGATGCTGTTCCCGAGATCTCCGGACGAAGCATCACGAAGGCTCTGATTGGCACAGTGGATGTCACCGGCACCATCGCCAGGGTGATCACTTACGTCAAGGCGCTCCTCGGAATCGTGGACGCTACGGGGTCGCTCAATCGATCCACGAGCAAGCAGCTCGAAGGCACCGCCGACGTGAGCGGCACGCTAAACCGCACGATCTCGAAGCAGCTCGCCGGGGTTGTCGATGCGACGGGAACGATCGGGCGCACGATCTCAAAGGTCCTCACCGTTGCCACGGTGAACGTCACAGGCTCGCTCGCGTGGCAATTCATCGAGGAATTGATCGGCGGCGTCGTTGTCACGGGCGCGATCAACCGCGTGATCAAGAAGCAGCTCAGCGGACAGGTCGATGTCACCGCGACGGTGAATCGCACGATTGCCAAGGCGTTCGCTGCTGCCGTGGTCAACGTGACGGGACTTGTGCAGCGAGCGACCGAGGGGATCCTTGCTGGCGGTGTCGTCGTCACGGGCGAGATCAACAAGCTGATCAAGAAGACGATCAGCGCGACGGTCGATGTCACCGGAACGATGGCGCGCAACGCCTACGACATGGCATACGAGATGAACAAGACCGTGAGGCAGATCT